TGCTCGTATTCTAATTCAAGACAACAAAGACCTTATCATTGATGGTATGGTTGATTGGATCGATAACAACGATGAATTCTTTGCATATGACAGTGGCAAGTGCGCTCGTGATATTGAAGAATACATCTTGCCAGCAGTTAAGTGGGATGCTATCCTAGATACAAACTACAACTCTGTGACAGCGGGACAAGCTTACTATTTCAAGCAAGCTTCTGCTGTAATCGGAAACCAAAGAAATGAAACAGTTGCGTCATTCGAAAGATTACGCAAAACAACTGACGATCTAGTACAAGCCAACTCTGCGCTAGGTGCATCAAGAGCATATACTAAGTTTAATACAATTGTTGATATTCTTGGAAATAACGGCCAAAAGTTCACACCTACTGGTGCTTCTTACATTCCTGGTACTGGCGTATTTACAATCACTATGGTTGGGCATGGCTTGACTGCTGGCACAATGGTCACTCTTTCAGATGAATCATTCGCGTTTACTTGTGTAGCAGATGGCAACAAAGTTGCATCCTCTTACCCAAGACCAACTGACCCAGCATACAGATCAGCAATTCCTGTCCTTAGCGTAACATTAGATACGATCACAGTAAATATCGGAGCATCTGGTTATATTGGCGCTCACACTTTTGTAAGTAATACACGCAATGCAGTGACTGTTGTTGGTGAAGCAATTACATTCAGCAACGATGCAAGTATCCCACTGAACCAAAGAAACGCACGTATTCAGTTGCAAGCCAACAAATCATTCATCCAAGATTATATGATGGATTGGGCAGACAGTAACTTCTACATGTACGACAGTATTAAATGTCAACGTGACACAAACGAATACATCATTCCAGCTATCCAACGTGATATGCTAACTGGTTCAAATTTCATGACAGTTGCTGCTGGTAAAGCTTATCGTGGTAAAACAGGCGATTTCTTAATTGAAAATCAGCTACCACAAACACTAGGTGCGTTCGAAAACTTAAAAGTTGATACAGCGGCTATACTTTCAGACGCGGCTTCAATCAAACGTTCCAATGACTCATTCGATGAGTTCACGGGCATCATGCAAACTGAGGGCAAACAATATTCGCCTACAGATGCATCATATGATCCTGTAACAGGTGTGTTCACTGCGACTATCGCAAACCACTCTTTCGAAGTTGGCGATCAAGTTATTCTTGCAAAAGAAGGCTTCACCTTCTCTTGTGAATTTAGCGGTGTTGTTGGTTTTGCTGATTACCCAAGAGTAACAGACCCAGCCTACAGAACACCACAAACAATTACTGCAAAGACAGATACAACAATCACTATGAATGTTGGCGATGGTGGCACATATACTGGCGCACATACATTTATTAGGGCGAAGGCAGGTTCTGTACAAGAAGTTGCAGTTCTTAATGGTACGTTCACACCATCCACGTCTACATATGACCCAATAACAGGTATCACAGAAATTACTATCGGCGCACATGAATTTGTGATCGGTGATAAGATCATGATCGAAGAAGGTGGCATAACATTCTCATGCACATTCAATGGTGCGCCAGGTGAAGCGGCTTATCCAAGAGCAACAGACCCAGCATTCAATAAAGCATTGACAATTTCCTCAGTAACTGCTACAAGTATTACAGTTAATGTTGGAGACGGTGGAACCTACACTGGCGCTCACACTTTCGTAAGTGCATTGCCAAACTGCATCAAAACAGCTACTATGTACAATGGTTTAGTAACACCAACAGATGTTGCTTATAACCCAACAAGTGGTGACATGACTTTGACAATCGGTCTACACAGCCTTCCAGAAGGTAAGTGGATTACAATTGCACCAAAATCAATCACATTGTCTTGTGCTAACACAGAAGCTGGCACAACAGTTGAAATCAGCCATCCAAGAGAAGGTGAGCCTTGCTTCAAGTCTCCTGTAAGAATTACAGGCGTAACTGGATCAACAATCACTGTTAATGTTGGTAATGCAGGTGGATACTCAGCGGCACACACATTTGTAAGTGCAGATGCTGATTGTATCGACACTAACGGTCTTTATTGGACTGACCCAGCTAAGAAACCAGAAATTGTTTCAGTAACAAGTGCAACATACAATCCTAATGACGGTGCGTTTGTTGTAACAGCTACTGCACACGATCTTGCTACTGGCGATCACGTACAACTTAAGCCTCATAGCTTCAAGTTCTCTTGTGACAATGGCGGTGTTGCGGAAGCTACTTATCCAAGAATTGGTGATCCAGCATACGATCTACCATTGGAAATCACAGTAACTGATGCAGATACATTCTCTATTAATGTTGGTGACGGTGGAACATATACAGGCGTACACACATTCATTAGTGCTGAAGCTGACTGTCTTGTTAAAGTCACTGCGACTACACAAGGTGAATATGCGGCACGTCAACTAGCGGCTAACAAAACATTCATCCAGAATGATCTTGACGCATGGTTGAGAAACGAATACTTTGTTTACAATAAAGAACTATGCCAACGTGACACTGGATTTATCGCAAGTGCGGTAGCAAGAGACATCTTGACTGGTTCAAACGTCAATGCTGTAAACTCAGGTATGGCATATCGTATTGGTCTGGCATCTGCGGACTCACTAATTGCTAACGAATTGACAGAAACAGTTGCGGCGTTCACTTGGCTAAAAGGTCAAGTTGCTGGTGATATTTCTGACGCAACTTCAATCACTCGCTCAAATGCGGCGTTTGACGAAATCATCGACATCATGAATAATGGTTTAGGCAATGCTGACACTCTTAGCTTTGGTTCAACTTATGTGTCTGATGAAGCATACGAAGCAAGAGCAACACTACAAGCCAACAAAGCATTCATCCAAGATGAAGTTACAGCATGGCTTGCGGCGAACCACCCTAACCATAGCTATGACGTTGCTAAATGCGAACGTGATGTTGGTACTTTTGTTGATACTATCTCATGGGATATTCAGCACGGTTCAAATGCCTCAACGGCTCTTAACTCAAGACTTTATTTCAATGCGGCTGTAGGTATCCTTCCTGAGGATCAAAGAACACCATCAGCAGAATCATTTGAATTTATTGGTAAGATTGCTGGTCAAATCGTAAGAAACGAAGTTGTCACACCACTACAGGCAGTTACAACTCAAGTAAGAGAGAACACCACATCATATACCCCAACAGATGTTGCTTATGCACACATGACTGGTGTTATGGAAGTTACAATCGGTACTCACTCTTATGTTGTTGGCGACAGAGTTACTATTGCAGAAAATGGCATCACACTTAGCTGTCCAAGCAATGGTGGCGGTAACTTGGCACACCCAAGACCATCTGATCCAATCTACAACAAGCCAGTGACTATTGATGCAATTACATCAACTACTATCACTTTGCAAGTTGGTGTTGCTAATGTTGATGCGGTACATACTTTTGTAAGTGCCACACCTAACGCAATCCAAACTGCAATGAACCAACCTGTTTACACACCTACAGATGCATCATACGATCCAGTTGGCGGTGAATTTACAGTAACAGTCGGTACTCACAGATTGGTTGTTGGAGATTACATCATTGTTGACCAAGAAGGTATTACATTCTCTTGCCTAGACGATACTGATACAGTTATCAATATCTCACACCCAAGAACAACTGATCCTTGGTTCAACACACCAATGGAAATCTTAGAAGTAACAGCTACTACAATCACTATGAACGCAGGTAATGCAAATGGTTATGCTAGACCACACACATTTGTGAGTGCGACAGCAAATTCATTCAGAAAAGCTTCTATCCCATCAGTATCTGGTAAGGTACAAGAACTTTGGAGCATAGTATCAGACGTTATTCGTTCGAATGACATCACTACATTGCCAACTATTGTTGAGCCAAGTTACACAGATAATGCGGCTATCAATGCAGACTACCAAACAATTCGTGGTACAATACCAAAGTATCAGCAAGAAATTACAGACTTCCTAAGAGAAGAATATAATGCTCTTGGTTACGATACAGCACTATGCTACCGTGACACAGGCTATGTAATTGATGCAGTCGCAGAAGACTTGAAGTACGGTGGTAATGCTGGTACAATCAATGCGGCTTCCTACTATTGGGATGCGGCTCTTAACATCTTGCCATACGATCAGCGTATGCCTACAAGATTGGCATATCTACACCTTGCTGATGTTGTCGAAGATATTATCACAGAAGAAGTTGTTCTTCCAGTATTTGGTGCGTCATTCACACCAACTGATGCTACATATGACCCAACAACTGGTGTCTTTGTTGCAACGATTGGAACACATACATTAACTTCTGATGATCACATCTGGTTCACACCATCTGGTATTACATTCTCATGTGATAACGGTAGTGGCGTACAAAATGATGCGGCTCCACAAGCAGGTCATCCATTCTTTAACAAAGCATGTCCAATTACTTCTGTAACTGGAACTACCATCACATTGCAAGTTGGTGTGGCAGGGTCTTATACTGGCGCTCACACTTTCGTAAGCGCACTAGCAGATGCTATTAAAGAAGTCAAGGGAAATATCCTACCACAAAATCTCTCAAATGTTGCAGGTAATGCGACGATAGCGGCTGCTGGTAAAGCACTTGTTACTATCGTAGCTGACTTGGTTGACGATGAGCCAGAGATTGAAGGTCTACTAGGTTCTAAAGACGATGTTCTTAAGAAGCGTAAAGAATTGCCAGTAGTATCTGGTAATCCTATTATGTCTCCATCAAGAACATTTGCTAGAGAAGCACTACAAAGAAATAGAACATTCATCCAAGACGAAGTTGTTGCTTTTGTTGAGGACGAATTCTACACATTCGATGAAGCCAAATGCGCAAGAGATGCAGGGTTCATTATTGATGCTGTAAGAAGAGATGTTCAAACAGGTTCCACATACAATTCAAAGTATGCTGGCAAGGCTTATCGTAACGGTATGGCTGGCGCTCAAGAAGTAATTGAGGAACAGCTTGCTGAAACGATAGAAGGAATTCGCTATATACAAAAAGACATCGAAGCAAAGCTAAGCGGTGTAGCACTTACTAGAGCAACGGGTTCCTTCACTAATATCATCAACGTGATGACAAATGACTTCACGGCTGATGGCACTAACTACAACTACGGTATCGGTCAATTCGAAACCTTCGCTAAGAATGCGGCTGACGGTATGAACGCTAACAGAGCTTTCTTGCAGGCTGAAGCTACAGCTTGGGTAAATGTTAACTATTCATCATTAGTGTATACAGAAGCTAAATGTCAAAGAGACACAGGCTTCATGGTTGATGCTGTAACTTACGACATTCAACATAACACAAACACAGCTATGATTGATGTTGCTAAGATTTATTTTGAAAACGGACTTTCAGCGTTGTCAACAGCACAAAGAGCGCCAACCGTAGCACTATACACACACTTGGCTACAGTAACAAGAGCATTGCTTCTTAAACAGCCAGTTACAGCTACTACAGGTAACGCAGTTGTGCAAAGCGCAGTATTCGGTAACGTTAACGCTCTTACAGCGACAGCGGCACAAGAGCTATGGTCAGTTGTATCAGACTTGATTGTTGATAACTCTCTAATCAACCTTCCAGTAGCAATTGAAGTAGTTGATGGTGTAGGCGAAAACTACGATTACAACACTGAAGCTACTTTGATTGCAGACAGCAAATCAACACTTGCCGCATCTATCACTACTTACCTCAAGACTAAGTTCTCTTATCTTGAGTATAGCAGAGAAAGATGTCATCGTGATGCAGGTCACATGGTTGACGCAATCAGCCACGATGTTCAATACGGTGGTAACAGCGCAATCTGGAACAATTCTCAAATTCACTTTAAAGATGGTGTAAATGTATTGCCTATCCAACAAAGAGAATCTTCGAAAAGAGCATTCACACACATGGCACAAGTTGTTCATGATGTGATCCGTCAGATCGAAGTTCCATTGAGAATAGGTAGAAAGTACACACCAAGCACAGTAACTTACGATGCTCTTAATGGAGATATGGTTGTCACTCTTAGTGGTGGACATGACTTTAAAGTTGGAGATCACGTTGTGTTCCCAACCAACTCCTTCACATTCTCTTGCTTAGATGCAAGTGGTGCGGCGGTTGAAATCAGCCACCCAAGAACTACCGATCCATTACACAATAGCCCAGTAAGAATTAATGCAATTTCTGGTACAACTATTACTGTAAATGCTGGATCAGGTGGTACAGGAGCGCAGAAGGCACATACATTCGTAAGTGCAACTAAAGGCGCAGTACAAGAAGTTATTGGTGCAACTATCAGACAAGACAAGACTTCTCTTGTAGCTAGACGCTACATTGCTAAAGAAGCTAAAGACTTGTGCCTAGTAGTAGCAAACGTTGTTGCTCAAACTAATCCAACTAACTTGCCAGTTCTCATCGAACCAAACCGTGAGTGGATGGCTGGCTCAGCAATCGAAACTAGCATTGATACCATTAACACAAACAAAGCAACTCTTGCAACTAACTTGATTAGCTTTATTTCGAGAACATATAATGGTCTAAGCTATCCTAAGCAGAAATGTCGTAGAGATGTTGGCGGTATCGTTGATGCTCTATCACATGACGTTCAGTATGGTACAAACTATGGTACGTTGTTAAATGCCAACTTGTATTTCGACAATGCTACAAGTGTCCTACCATTCGATCAAAGAAGTCAAACTGCTGATTTCTTCTACGAAATGGGTCAGTTGGTTGAGAAGGTTGTGCAAGAAACTGCAAGCGGTCAAGATGTTGCTGGAACCCCAGCGACTGCAACTGAAGGTACTACAGTTCAAAACCTAGTAAGAATTATCGAAATGGCAATTCGTCGCAATGGCTTGGACGGTGTTCCTGATATTCAAGAGCCAGATACTTCTTGGGTAGATGCTTCTCTAATTTGGATGGGCAATGAAATTGATGATAATCTTGACAATCTAAGTGATGATATCACAACATGGATTAACAAAGAATTCAACGTTCTTGATTACAACAAAGCTAAGTGTCGCAGAGACAGTGTTTACATCTTGGATGCATTCAGCTATGACCTTAACTACGGTGGTAACTCAGCTTCCAGATGGAATGCAGATTTCTACTTCTGGAACAACGAACTAAGAGTACCAGAAGATCAGCGTGTTGCAACTGCTAAAGCATACCGTAAGATTGGTGAGCTTGCTAAACTGGCAGTTCAAGGTAATCTACCAGGTCAGGTCATTAGACAGGGTGTTGGTGGTGATGCTGAAGCAAATCAAGCATACGATCTAGGTTTGATCTTCTACAATGCACTATTCAACAACTCTGTGTTAGACCTCGGACCTCTTACTGAGCCTAACTATGTTATCGGAACAGATAAAGAATATAGCTTTGCTAAGGACATTCTTGCTAATAACAGAACATTCTTGCAACGTGAAACTCAACGTTTCATTACTTCTGAGTACAAATTCATTGATCTACCTAAAACTTATCGTGACGGTGGAAACTTGCTACAAATTCTTGCAAACGACTTCGCATTTATTGATCCAGCAAACGGTGTTGAAGGTACTGACAGAGCAATGAGATCATTTGCGGCGGCGTTGTTTAACATTAACCAACAACACGTATTCCCAGTATTCA